GAAAGTTGGCATTTCTCAGTTCTCCTTGCTCTACGCGGTGAACGCCACGGTGTCATAGACCGTGACTTCCGCTTGTGCTTCAACCGTCAGGTAGTCCTGATCGGCGTAAGTATCTGTGCCGAGTGTAGTACCGGTGACCGCCACCTGCGCTGCGTTTCCACTAATGGTCACCGCCCCATCGAAGACGGTGCGTAGCCACGCTCGCCAAGTGTAGAGGTCACGGTACTTCTCATCCATCCGTGGGATCGGTAGCAGGTAGATGACGATGTTGACCGTCAGCACCGTAGTGCGGTTGCCGTTGCCGATGCTGATCTGGTCGCCGCCTGGGAAGAGGACCGCACACGGCGTGGTCGGCAGGTTCTCAGGTGGCGTGGCGTAGCACTTGCGGAGGGTGTAGCCAGCAGGGTCTGTCGCAGCTTCTACGCGCGCAGCGATTGCGTCAAGGATCGTGAGGTCGGTCATACCGCCAAGCCACCGCGATTGCGGTACGGCTCTAGAAGTAGCGCCGCCTCTGGGTGCAGGGCGCGGCTCATCCGCAGGATGCCGCCAAGGTCAGCCGAACCGATGACACCGAATGCCGCTGTGCGGCTGCTGAACACGGCGTTCGCCTGGATGATTTCTGCCTGCACGACCGACGCTGGCACGCTAGGGAAGCCGAACACGCCGACCACCTTCACGCCAAGGAAGATGCCCTTAGGGAAGTTCTTAGGGAAGGCGTTGCTGCGGCTGATGCCGGTGAACGGCAAGCCGTCGAGCGCGTAGTTCTTTGGCGTGAGCTGGAAGTCAGTCACGGCAGTCCAGGTCGTTGAGTAGGTGCCGTTCTCAAGATCGTCGGTGGTCAGCGTCGTGACGCTCACGAGATCATCGGTCAGCACGAAGTCGTAGGCTTCAGCGGTGTAGAAGCGCGTCTCGGTCGCGGTGCCGAATCCTGTCTTTCGGTCGCAGTAGAGATCGATGAGCGTGTCGGTTGCGTCCAGCACATTCTGGAGCGCGGTGTCATCGGTGTTGTCGGTGATCCCCACGGCCGCCTTGAACTGGGCGAGTGTCGCGTAGCTCATCCCTCATCCTCCACGATCTCTGCCACGCTAACAGCCTGTGTAGGCAGGGTGGCTGTCTTGGTGCTGTTCTTGACTGCGGCACGCTCTACGAGCCGCGTTGGAGCCTCTGCGTCGACATCTGCAACAGCCTCAGCCAAGCCAAAGCCGATGAGGCTCTCCGCCTCTGCCTTTGGCAGATCAACGAAAGCCCCAGACGGATATTCGCCGCGTCGCTTGCAGAGTCGAACGAGCATTTAGTTCTCCTTACTTGCGGTTCTGGGGAGCCGCCGAAGCGGCTCCCCATCCCCACTCACTAGCCGAGCTAGTTGATTAGGCGTTCTTCAGGAACTTGACAGCCGAAGACTGTGCAAGCCCAGTTGCGCCACGGACCTGAACCTTGTACGAAACAAGGCCAAGGTTCCACGCGTACTCGCGTGAAGCCTCAACGGTCACGCCGCCAACGATGGCGGTCTTGATCTGACCAAGGTCACCGAACAGCACAGCCTTAGCACCGGTCGCAGGGACCGCAATGCCAGGAGCCGTGTAGACAGGCTTGCCAAGGAGACGATCAACGCCACCCTGTCCGCCTGGCTGGAACAAAGGCAGCGACGATGAAGTCGTGCCAAGGATCTGGCCGAGAGCCGTGTCGCTCATCAACCAACCGCTCTTCGCGGCGTTTCGGTACTGCTGCTTGACCGAGTACTGAAGGGCAACAAGTTCCGCGTATGTGTATACGACGGTGCCTGCGGCCGTTCCACCGGTACCAGCAGCGGTTACGACAGCGGTGCTCGCGGCTGCGCCGTGGGCAATCGCCATCTCCTGGCCAGCGGCCTCGCTGATCATCGACGCAATGTCAAACGCTGCGTCCTGAATCAGCTCGTCCGAGACCTGGACAAGTACTGCGAACTTCGTTGGGGTAAGGCTCAGAGCCGACCCTGTGAAGTCATCTTCCGTGATCGTGCCAGCTTCGGCGACTGAACCAGCCGTCGTGCCGAGCGCGGTCACAGTTGGGAACTTGATGTTGTTGCCGGTGGCAACATTGATCACATCCACAACCGCTGGGTTGATGTATGGGTTGATCTGGCCAGCAATCACATTGACGCGATTGAAGACCGAGACTGGGTTTGTGAGACCGGTCGTGGTCGTGATGTCACGATACTCAAAAGTATCGATCCCACCAGCCATACCGATTGCTCGAAGGCGGTCGTTATCCGTGGCGGCCTTAGGAGCCGTTGGATTCACAACAGCGGCGAACTCAGCGCGAGCCTCGTCAGCCGACTTACGAGCCTCGTCAGAAGCCTTCTCGGCGCGGAGGGCTTCGGCAATAACGCCAGCCTCAGCAACGAGCTTCTCGAAGCGTGCCTTGTCTTCACCCTCAAGGGCGATTCCCTTGTCGGCTGCCTCTACGGCAATGCCGCGAGCCTCAACCAAAAGATGCGCTCGCTTGTCAGCAAGCTTTGCGATGTCAGACATTGTCTGCATCCTTTCTCCGCGCATAGGCGGACTGTCTATTTATGCGCTCCTTGGTGGGATACCTGATCTGCGGACTCGCCTACTCAGGGCGGTGGGGCAGTGGCTCGTGACCTAGAGTGCGTCACCTTCTGCCGCCGAGACCGCGAGCAGCGCAGCGGCGATTGACGGATCAATCCCCACAGGCTTTGGCGCGAGCTTGGAACGGACAGCATCAATAACAACCACTTCCTCGGCGGACAGTTCGCGTCCAGCCTTGATTGTTTCTAGGGTGGCAAGCAGCGCCTCTGCCTCTACGCCGATCTTTGGCGCAGTGACCTGGCGGATTGCCGTGAGTCCAAGGGTCGCAGGGTAGGCAGGGGTCTGACCACCGGCGGCAAGGATGCTCACCTCAAAGAGGTTGGCTTCCTTGATCGTGCGGTTGTTGCCATCCCACGCATCCTGAACCTTCTGGAAGCCGAACGACATCCCAGCTGCGGCGCTCTCGTGCGTCAGCATCGAGATGACCTTGGCTGCGTCTGGATCGGCTGGGTCGAGTTTCGCCTCAACGCGAAGGCCAGTCTCATCCTCAGTCAACTGAAGTCGACCGCTTGCCGTGGTGGCAAGTGCGCGTGTCTCGTCGTGACCAAAGAGGAAGGCGATGATCTTCTGCCCTGCGGATGCGCGAGCCAGTGAACGCTTGAATGCGTTTGGCGCGATCTTCTCCTCAAACGGTAGTCCAGCCGATGCGCTGTTCCAGATCGATGCGTAGCCGGTGAAGGTTCGCTGACCGTCAGCACCAGCCTCAGCAAGTCGGAACTCACCGATTGGTACCGAGCGAGTTTCTTTCTCTTTCATATCCACAATCTCCCTATCTTCAGCTGCGATCAAAGCATCTGCCCACGAGAGTACGCGATCAGTTGCTTCTGGGTCAGTTGTTTCCACACCCCAGAGGAAGCCAGCAACGGCACCTGGACCTGGGAAGTCTGCGTTATCCGAATCGCTGTTCTGCGGTACGCCTTCCCAGTCGCCGCGATGGCGGCGAATCCAGGCGGCGGTGCGTAGCACCTTGTCGCTATCGGCTCGCCCTGCGGCCAGTTCGCGTGCGTCCGAGACCGTCTCTGGCTGCAAGCCGTCACCGGCAAGACCGTCGGCGTAGAACTCCAGACCCTTGCGCGCGGCATCGCGGATGTACATCGGCACTTCGTAGACGGCTCGCTGCTCGTAGTCAGCAGCTCGGCTCTTGTCCTCTGCGTACCTAGGATGGTCAGGATTCAGCAGGTCATTGTCGCTGACATAGGCGGCGTTCTCTGGCGCACCGGTACGCGCCAAGTAGAGGAAGGCGTTGACTCGCGCCATCGACCACTGCTCGCGCGTGGTGCCTGGGCGGTGGCTGACGGAGTAGGCACCTGAGCCACGGCGGTAGACGGCACGCAGCGCATCGACTCGGACTCGCGTCCACGACGGTCGGTCATCCGCAGTCATCGCGTCGTTGTGATCGTCGCTCTTTGTCTGCAAGCCCTTCTCGGTGGCTTCGCTCAACTTGATGTCGCCGAGTTTGCCGCTGGCAGAGCCAGGCGCGTTCTCGTCGCTCCCAGTGATCTGATCCGCAGCTGGTGCAGGTGTGCCGCTGTGTCCTGCGCGGTAGCCTGGCGAAGCCGTGTCAGGCGTGACAATCGCTTCGTAGGCGGCGTGGGTGCGGCACGGCATATAGATGGTCTCGCC